ATTAATTGCTGATAGGGGATTTCCCATTTAGTACCTTTCGTACCAATCGGGAACTGATTTGAAGTGTCTACGCCCGCAAGGTCGAGTACTTCATCTGTGAGTTTTTCAAGCACCATGTCCGCAAGGACGCGCGGTTGAATTACGTCTGCTAATGCCATATAGGCCTCCAAAGAGTTTTATTTTTTTTCCTCTTTGTCGGCTTTTTACGACACCGCTGTCGAGTGAGGGTATTTTGGTATTATAATCTATTTTTTTGTTTTTGTCAAGTACTCATAATTTTATCATACTCAGCGCGGTTGTTAACGTACAATTCATTTGCCATTTTAGTATTTTTCATTAAGTCTGAACGAGTCAAAACTTTGTTTTTAATTGCCCGGTCAGTATGCGGCATGATAACGTCCCCACTGGAAAACAAATACGGCTTTTCTGCTTTTAGTTTTTCAACGAGTTCTTTCGCCCCGGTTACTTGCCCATTTTCAATTTTTATTTTTGATGTGTCAATAAATTTTATTATTTCTGTGCTGTCATGCGCAATAGCATTTTTAGCGTGCAATTGTATTTCATAATTTATTAATGCATTATTTAAATCCTGATCTTTTTTATTTAACTTTTCAGCAAGATCAGCGGCTTCCTTGCTTTTGAGTTCTGCAAGCTGCTTAAATTCATTCTGATTTTTTAGTTTTTCTTCTTCAGCGGCTTTCTGCCCAGCTTCCAAGGCTGCAAGTTTGTTCTTTAGCTCATTTTTTTCGTCAATAACTTTTTTAAACCGCTCATAGCTTTCATTGTTAATCGGTTCAGCTTTTTCTTCCTGCGGTTTTGTTTCCGGGGTTCCCGGTTTTGCTTCTTCGGCCATAATATAAACTCCTTTGTTTATCGATTTAACGCCTCGCGGCGATTAGAGCGTGATTCCTATCCCTATAAGTTTTTTCTGCTGATTAAAAGATATTTCTCCGTCTCTGACAAAAACTACTTTGTCAAGCGTGCCGGTGAAGGTATAATCGCCTGTATACTGTACATAAACGGTTTCGCTGTCTACGCTTGCATACGCGCCCGCGCCCGAGGGATTTTGCACGTTATAAGATTTTGTGCTGTCAAGAATAAAAGTACCATTATTTATAATATCATCGGAAGCAAAACCTTCTTTATCCGTATACGATGCCCCAGATAAAATATTCAGCGTATGAATAGATTGCAAATTACCATAAAAGTTTTTATTAAGTCCGGCAAGTCTGATTGTGCTTGTACCTTTTATAATTGTTATTACGCCAGTGCCTACTTCTGTTTTTAAATAGCAATCATCCCAAACCTCGAGAGTTAATCCGTCCAGATAAACATTAGTAGAATAACTTATAGTTCTACCTGAAAATTTTTTGCATATTAATGTATTTGCGAATCCGTATATATTACAGTTATCTCCCACAGTATTATTTATTCTACAATCTGCATTTTTGAAATTACCACAGAAAATATATCTGTTAGCAGTAGTAGATGCATAAACAATTAAATAATTATTAAAAGTAAATGGTATAGTTTTTTCATTGTAAAAAGTTACAAATGAAGATGCAGAATTTGCTAAAATACCGCTTCCGGTTATATCACACCCATCATAGAAATACCAATTTTGTACTGCGCCTGTAAGTGTAAAGGCCGCGCCAATAATTAAAGTGCCGCGCAATTTTATAGTATTAGAACAAAAATTTATCGTACCATTAATCCCCTCTACTGTAGAAGCGGCTAAATCTTCATACAAATATGGACGATTATTAAAAGAATCATTGTCAAATCTTAAAATTCCTTTATTAAATAAAGTTACATTGCTTGACACTATAGATACAGTAGCCTTAATCTGAAAAGACCCAGTAGTGCCGTTATATTCAAAAGAGCATGTAGCATATCCACTATATACAAGCGCTACAAAATTATTTGATACAATAAAATCGCCAGTCCATTTTAATTTGCTTCCAGTCGGCATTCTAAAATAAACTTTATTAGCAGTATCTGTACCTCCAATAGAAGATGAAAGCGTAGTTAATTCCTTTCCATTAAGATTTAGATTACCAGTTGTGTTTCCGTCCCCAGTATAATTATCTGTACCGCCAGTATTTACAGCTAATGTATATGGCCCGGAACCAATTGTTAAGTTGGCAGATGGTTGCCATTTTGCTGCGGAAGCTGTGTTAGAAAAAAATATTGTATGGTCTGCCAGCGTGCCGCCGGGTACGGTTGAGCCGCCTTCCGTTGTAGCGTAATTGTTTATATTGTTAGCATCGTTGTCTGATAAAAGATTGCGCCACCAGATATTGGCCATTAAATAACCTCTACAAAATTTTTAATTATTGCAAGCTGCTCAGCGGTTACATTGTATATTTTGTCTTTAAAAAAATCTCCGAAGGCAGTATGAAATTCCCGAAGGGCGCGTACTTGTATCATGCTACAGCATATCCAGTAACGGTAGACGACGCCAAAATTCTTTTGCAGCGATACGGATATAAATTTCCTGCAAGCAAATAAAAAGTTTTTGTATCGCTCTCACCGGTTAAAATACAGACAAGATTTCCGGATATGTTAGCATGTATTGCCCTTGACGGGAAAGATAGGTCTACGGTATCGCTTTTATTAGTTGCTATGTCAAGAGAATGGGTAGCCCCGATTATTTCTGAAATATCACTCATGATATACTACTTTTGCCCCGATTGTTATTATACTACAATTCTATACTTTTGTCAATAATATCATCAATTTCCTTTTCGTCTTTTTCACTCACGGCTAAAAATATTCTTCCCCGCTCCTCGTTTTCCGCAGCTCTCTCCGCAAAGTCGCCGACGAATCCTACGTCCACGGATGTATCGTCAAGTTTTTGCACTTTAAGATTTGCCATCATGTGCGGATGATTTTCCGGAGATTCCAGGTTAACTTTACCAACCGAAACGCCTTTTTCTTTTCTGTAAGCAGCATAGCTTTTGGAATAAGGATTAAAAGTGTTCTCTTGGTAATCGCGCCCGGTTGATGTGCGTAACTGAATAGCCCTCACCATGTACGTGCCAATTTGTGCTAATATTTTGCGCGTAGGAATACCGCCTATGCCGGATATTTTTATTTCGCTACTCGGCATTTATCGCCTCTTTTCGTTCGGTCTTTAACTCGGCAATATCTTTTTTATTCTGTTCACTCACGGAAAACTTATTGTCAACTGCAATCCAGCGGTGTCGGCAATTGTAGCCGCCGCCATTGATTAAAACATCCGGTATCTGCCCGTTATTCATTTTGCGTATTTCTTCAACGGTAAAAATATCTCCCACTCTTGCCAAACAAAAAGGCCTTATTTTACTGTCTACCGGTCCCACGTAAAGTCTGCGATCAAGCCCAGCTTCATCGGCTATTATCTCGTTACTTGTGCGTATATATTCCATGTATTTTGTTTGTGCTATGGTTGCAATGTATCTGACATTTGCCAACGCTATTCCCTCAGCCGGATTTACCAAACTACGCGCCCTATTGAGCACGTCTTCCCAGCTGCCCCCGGATAGTGCAGTTTTTACTATGCCGTCATATATCTCCTGTCCGGCCGCCTGCCCGATAGTACCAAACTGGTCTATGGTCTGCCTGGTCATTGCTTTAATTGCCGTGCTATTTGCTTCAGTTAATTTTGGTTTATTCCCCAGCATTTTATAACTTTCTTTGATATCTTTTAAAGCTCCAGAAAATTCGTACACATAATTTTCGATTGCCTCATAATATCCGCTTTCAAGTAAGATGTTTTCGATGTTGCGTTTATTCTGTAAAATAAAAGACAGACTATATGCATCTTCCTTGCCTATTGCTTTAACAAGATTTCTTTCTGCCTGTAAATAAGATTTTTCTATTGCCGATATTAGCTTTTCTGTCTGCTTGTCTATAAGTATATCGCGTTTTTTTTGTACGCGGATTAAATCAAATATATCAGGCATTAAATTCTTCTACCGCCTCATCAACTGCCGCAACCGCTTTCCCAAATTGTCCGCGCTGTGTTTCATTAATAGCCCGATTTTTTTCATACTGCTGAATAGCTTGTTCCTCGGTCAAGTCCGGGTTGCGCTTCATTATTATAGCGATAACATTTGAAATATTATAATTTATTTCAAAAGCGTCATTCTCATTTATTTCTGCCTGCGACATTTGCGTTGTATAATCGGCAAAGTCAATAACCAGTTTTGCTGATTCGTCTATTTTCTGCGAGTAAATGGCATTGTTTACTACCCGGATAACTTCAAATATTTGCCGCTCATATTCTCGGAAAAGTTTTTTTCTTGCTTCAATCCTTTTACGTAGGCCTTCCCGTTTTATCGCCAGCTTATATCCGCTTTCAGGCGTACCGCTTTTAGTTAAATCGTCAAGAGCAAGATCGTATTGGTTTAAAACAAAGCCGGTTTTATTCATTATCTGATTCCAATATTCTTGCAAATTCCCCTGAAAATCAAGTAGCTGAACACTGGCCCCGTCCCCGAGTATCTGTATAACGGACATGACGTCAAGTACCTGCCTGGCTGGTATTGTTATTTTTTCTCCACCGGTTACAATAAGCTGTTTGTGAGATGAGTTTTTTAAGTAATAATTAAACAGCGTACCAATAACACCAATTGCAAGTTGACTATCAAATATGCTTGATTTGCTTGTATCGTCAAAAATGCTGTCAATGTTTAGACTATCATGCAGGATAACGCCTGGGATAATGTACTTGCCGTTTACCTTATACGGATTTACATTATCTTTATTCTTTTCATTCGGTATCACGTGCCAGCGGCTGTCAAATTTGAAATGCTTTCCGTCGGTGTCGTAATAAATAAATATTCTCTCACTGTTTTTAATTGAGTTCGTTCCGGATAAATAAGTGCTTACGCTGTCCGAGTAAGTAACCTCATAGATAACCGCCTTTATTTTTGATGGGTCATTTTCATCTTGAATTACAGAAAACTTATCCGGTGTAATCATGTCAAGTTCTACTGTATTATTCCGCGGTACTCCTATAAGCAAAAGTTCATTGCAAATAAAAGTTAGTTTGTCTGCCTTGTCCATTCTCACATCAAAAATATTATGTTCAAGGATGTTATTATAGACATCGCTTTCAATTTCTTCCCCGGCAGCATTAACAAGTTTTCGGATAGGAGATTCGTCGTAAATACAGGCTACCTTGTCAGATATAAAGCGCGAAATATTTAAAGACGTATCTGGAAATAGTTTTATATTTTTATAATTCTCCGGCTGAAACTGGTTAGCCAGCTCTGATAATAGCCGACTCTTCCAGTTATCAAAATAAAAATCCAGCCGTTCACTAATATTTTTCTGCCGCTGAACTTCGTTATAATCGTTTAATTGTTTTAAAACTTCCTGAACTATGTCTGCCATGTGTACCCCTTTAAAAATACATTATAAGCCATATTCTGGTTTTTTACAATACAATAAATTCATTTTTTTTGTCGTGGTATTCTATGCCGGTAGCTATGCTGTCAATAATGTCATCATGCTTCCCGGCCGGGAAATTACTAAACTCATGTTTTACATCGTCTGTATAGGATTTTGGAGTGATATAAAAGTTTCCTATTGCTATTATATTTTCGAGTAGGCTTGCCCGGCTTATTTTGTCCGTTGCTACCGTAATACCTTTGACATACCGCAATCCTTCCAAAGTTTTCTTTATTTCCGCGTAAGCGTCTTTATATCCGCCGTTACATTCGATACAAATAGGTACGTCAATGTCTTTTTTGGCAGTCTCGATAATAATGGCGTTGCGCTTTGGGGCCTCTTCCCGGATACGCACAATATCCTTGACGTAGGCTTTCCGCGTAACAATTCCGGTATTTTTATCGGTTAGTTTTATTACCCCGACCAACGCACCTACAGTATAATCCGGATCGTCAGTAGTACGCTCTTTCTTGCTGCTTGCCATGTCCCAAGAGCGCACCCAGCTTATCTGCGGCATATCATCGGTTACATTTATTTGGTCTACTTTAAAAATATTGCCGCCCCGCATTACCGGAGAACACTGCATTAATGACTGCCAGCCGTATTCCCCAAGTGCTGCTTTCTGCCCCTCGTACCAATCTCGGGTAAATCGCTCCAAAAAAAGATAACCGCTTGGGTACTTTTCATCCTGCGCTGGGAAAGTGATGCTCTCAAACTGCGGGAAATTACTATCTTCTTTTACTTTTTGCTCAATCCTACCGATTAAATCATCTGTATGCCATGGTGTAGCCAGTATTATCGTTATGCTTACCGGGGCCCGGCGTGTAAGAAAGACGTTTGTTAACCAGTCCCATTGAGTATTGCGTATTGTTTCGCTTTCTGCGGATTCACGATTTTTGCAGTAATCGTCAAGAATTCCCAGATGATATCCACTTCCTGTGATACCACCGCCCACACCTGCCCAGAGAGTTTTCCCGCCCCTATCTGTATGCCAGCTTTTTATGCTACTGCTTTCTTTTGATAATTTAACGTCAAATAATTCTGCGTATTTTCCCGAGTCAAATATCCTCCGGGAATCCCGGCTAATATCCCCGGCCTTATCATCGCTATAAGTACAGGCAATAACTTCCTTGTCCGGGAATAAACCCAAAAAATGCGGGGGGAGAAAACGGCTTATAATGTCTGTCTTACCATGTCGGGGAGGGCATTTAATGATTAAAAATGTGCTTTTGTCGGCCTGGAAGTCTTTTATGGCCTTGTCTATAGTATTGCAAATTGCGATAGTGTGCTGTCCGCGCTTTAAGCCTTCACTCCCAGCCCAGCAATGTTTCATAAAAAGAATGTGTTTATTGCGCGGGGCACCGAGTAATATATCAGCCTTCTGTTCGTCGGTCATATATATCGGATATTAATTTCTGCTCTTCTTCAGGCAGTTCGTTAAATATGTCTTTTGTCTTTCCGTCGACTTTTGCCTCAATTCTTTGTATAGGCATACCGCTGTCATAGGCTAAATACAGCCTTTGCGCCGCATCTCCGCCCTTTAATGCTTTCATGTATATAGCTCTAACTACTGCCTCGCCGCGTGTTATCTGCCCATGTTCGGTTTCAATAATCTCTGATGAGTGCTTACGAATTAAATCAGCTATTGCGGTTCCGCGTTTTGGTCTGCCGTTAGGGTTTCCTGATTGACCCGGCTTAAATGTACCTGGCTTGCGTTCCTGCTTTTCTCCTGCTTTACAGGCTTCTATATCTTCAGTATCTTCTTTATTGTTATCCATGTTTATATTCCCATGAAGCAGTTATTCTGTTTTTGCTTACCGTGTTATTTAAATATCTATTGCCTGAGCTTGAGATACCGTTAACCCGCCCATGACGTACTAAATGCCAATTTTTACTATTTTTAAATCCTTGCATTAATGCCGGTGTTGATGTTACTATCATAAAACGATAACCACCAGCTAAATAATAATCACCAATTACATTTAATAGCATGCCGCCTATCCCTATTCCTTGATAATCAGGCAAAACAACCACACGATGAACATGTTTGATATTACTAGCCGAGGGGTGCGGAAAATGTAAAACAGCACAACATCCGACAAATATATTATTTATACAAGCTGCAAACATCATACTTCCTTTATGCAATTCACTATTCAAATAATGATACTTGCTAAAATATCGCCATATTGTTCTATCTGATTTTCTGATTTCAAGTTTAATATCTGGTCGCTGAAGTAACCCCCTTGTATTTTTAAATGTCATGTCATTTGTATTAAAAACCCAATCAGGTTGAAGCCATTCAATTATATCATAATGGCAAGTTACTGCTATAAACTTTTTATTACTTTTTCTTATTGACTTTTGACAAGCCATACTGCCTATTTTTGCTATATTTCTATCAATTACACTGGTAAATTCATCAAATATTATTATATCATTATCAGTTAATATTGCATTTGCAAGTTCTACTCGCATTTTTTCGCCGTTAGATAATACGCTATAAGGCTTTAACCATGAAGGCGGACTTGAAAACCCAACACTATTAAAAGCCTGAGTTATTTCTGATATAGATTTATTTTCAGGCATATCATCAATTACAGAATTATTAGTATATTCTTTATTTATTATTTTATCTGAAAATAACTGCTTTGCAATCGTTGTTTTACCAGTTCCACTATTGCCTACAATTACCCCTATATTCCAGTCATCTGAATATTCTATATTGCCGGAAAATTTTTCTTTTATTTTTTCTTCGGTTATTGTGAACTGATTTTTTATTGCATTAACGCGAAAGGTTTCTTTTGGCATATATTCTTTTACAATGTCAAAACACGGCATGAATACCCTTCTGCTGTTAATTTTTCGTATAATGTGCACTGTTCTTCTTCACTTTTGCAGTCAATTTCTATTTTCATACTTTGTTTATAATCTAAATCTTTTGATGATATATTTTCTTCAATATTTTCCAATCCCGTACTATCAATTATCCTTTGCGTTTCCATGTCAATGTCTTTAAGTTCAGCCGCCAGCAGCTCATCATCCCATTCAGAATACTCCGCCGTCTTATTACTTGCTATTCTATACGTGCGCTTTTGTATGTTAGTCATACCTGTATGTTGTACAACCGGAACATCTTTATAGCCAAGTTCTTTATAAGCTTTATAGCGTGTATGCCCAGCAAGTATTATATTTTCCTCGTCTACTTCTATCGGGTCAAGTGCGCCATTCATTCTGATTGACTTTGCTACCACTTCAACAGCTTTTATGCTTATCTTGCGCGGGTTCCTTTCATACATTACCAGCTTTTCAATAGGATATTTTTCAAAAAATTGTGAAGCCATTATTTGTCCAATATTATATTACCTTGCCAGTCTCTCTTAAAAGCTGATCAACCATTTGAGTTAATCGTCTATTTTCGCCATAAAGTATTTTGTTTTTTTCTGCATACGTTTGTTTGTCTTCACAATATTTTTTATATGCTGCAATGTATTCTTCTCCCAGCATTTCTTTTAATTTATTTATTTCACGTTCCTGAAAATAATACTTGTTACATACTTCATAGTATTTTTTTTTCAACTTTGTTTGTTTTTCAAGTGCTTTTTCTGCTAAATATGTTATTTTTTTATACATGCTATATTATATTATATTTCCGCCAAGTTTTCAAGTTTTTTGTAATTAATTTTATCTTACCGCATAAATATTTTATGCCAATCGTAATAAATACAGTAAGTACAAATGCCAATATTATGTATATCATGCCAATACCTCCGCAACCTCAAAATCTAATTGAGTATCAATGTCCACAGCATAAGCGCATTCAATATATTGCCAATTCCCATAAATCTGGTTAGTAAACCAAACATAAACTTGCCCGTCCGGTCCCACACAACCAGAGGCCGCGTTCATTTGTATTTGATAGGCATATTTTATAACTTTTTTAATAGTTTCTATGGTTCTTCCAGGGCTTGTTACCTGTAAAATTACAACCATTTCACAATACGGACGATAACTTATCATTTCTTTTATTACTGCCTCCGTTGTAATATCATCGCCCCTTAAATGTTTAGGGCGCTCATAAAAGTTAACATCTATGTCTATATCATAATCTGTATTTACAATTATTTGTTCTTTCCGAAATATTTGTTTTGCTTGATTGATTGTTCTAAACAATAAAGGATTGCCCTTAAAAATTTTGATATTTTTATCTGGAAATCTTTTACTGCTTTTTCTACATGGGATAACGCATAATAATTTACTCATATAACATCCTTTAAATCCATAGTCGGTATAATATCTTTTAATCTGCCTGTTTTGCTACAGTTTATAAAATTGATATCCATGTTTTGCCTTATAATATTTTTCCACCCTCCATAACTCATTTCAAGGGATGGATCGGAATCATTTTTTTTGTTTTCTTTATCGTGTTTATAGCAATCCATATTACCATTTACCAGTAAGTCATTTTCATTTTTAACGCAATACTTTTTATCACCATTCCAGCGCAAGTCTACGCCAAGCAGATATATTATTTTAGCTCCCAAGCAATAAGCAAAATTAGCAGCTACATGTACACAATCCATGCCGCATATTAACTTGCCGTCTGTATCGCTCACAGAAAAATCATACGTCCGATTATCGTATCTACGCCTTACGCAATACATATTATCTTTTTCGTCATTATACATAGCATCATTCGCTAATATGATATTTTTAGCAATATGTTTTTTCTGAAAAAAGTTACCCTTTGTAACAAGCTGATCTGTTATTAAATAATAATCGAGTTTATCGCCATCATTAAAAATACTTATAGCACTATTGCAGGCTATTACCGTATAAGACTTTAAAAGTTCCGGCAAATTTTCATGTTCTCCGAGACTATACCCGGCCCCCAGTACAAATATCTTTTCAGTACCCTGCTGGAAATCAGATGTTTTTTTCATAGTCAAATACCTCCCGGTATTCTTTTTCTATTGCGCAAAGCTTTTCGTGTAATTCCTGATTGCAATTTTTGAACCAATAAGGCACTATTTTATTATTATTATTTATTGCATTAAAACTATATGGTTCACCCATAAATTTAATAAATCCATTACATTCCGGGGAGCATTTCGTATCGCATTCTATAGACAATATTTTATCTGTAGAATATTTATTCTGTTTATTAACTGGCATGCCCAATATTCTATGCTCTGTAATACTATGCATAACAAGAGGATAAATATAATATTGTAAAAAATATTGATCACTTCCTTTATGTGATAAATCAAATTCGATTTCATTATAGATCACTATTGTAAACGACTCTTTTTTAAATCCTATCATGCCGCCCATTAAAGGAACCGTGTGCGCTAAATTGTCATTCATGCTATGAGCTATTGTATCGTTAATTATCCAGTGTTCAACCGCCATTCTTTCGCGGTGAGTCGGCAGGCTGTCAATATCCCGGCAAATGAAACGGTCAGCAAAACTAACTGGATCAAGTCTCCATAACATCGCCTTGCCGATATTTTCATAATCTTTAACATTTAACAAAATAATATTATTATCTGCAAGATAATCAAAGTATTTTTTATAAGCAAGATAACTTTCGCGATCGGCTGTTAAATATATTTTCCAGCCATTATAAACACTATCAAAAACGCGTATATCAAAAGATAAATATTTCAAAAAAGTATTAAAACTAAAACATTGACTGTGTTTTTTATTATAGCCAAAAATAGAAAGCGATACTACATTCATTTTTTACTCAAATAATTATAGTAATACAAAATATCATCAATATGGTGTTCTGTATTCAATGCTTTATTTTTAACCATACACATTGCAAAATCTGTGTCCTCACTGAAACTTTTATGCGGAAAAGGATATTGAATAGCAATACTGCGCCGAATACAGTTAATATGATTCGGTGGCCTGTAATAAGCTTCATTGTCTTCGCTATAACAATTATATCTTATAGAATGAATAAACTTTTTTTTCCTTGTATGATTTATTGTTATTATGCCGGTTAGATCACAGCAATCAACATCTTTTAAACATCCTTTGTAAATATTTTTTATGTAATTATCCGACACGTTATCATCGTCATCAATAAAACAAATATATTTTCCACTTGCTTTTTCAATAAGTGCATTTCGCTTTTCTCCGATAGATAATTCTCCATTATCTAAATATTTTATTATTTGTACCTGATCTGATAATTCATTTTCTACTATTTGATTTTTTAATTTTAAAAATAGCCTATCAAACATTTCAATTCGTTTTTCAAGTGTTGGTATTAATACTGACAGTATCATTTAAACCCTGCCAGTTTTCTTTTTTCATACGTTGTTTTATCTTCCTGATAAAAGCTTTCTGTTATGCGGTATCGCTCATCATACGGCTTACCGGTATTCGCCGGGTGTTCATGCTTTATTATTACATTATCAATATATGTTTGTTTCCCGAGTTTATTTGCTACTTCCATAAATTCGTTATCTGCGTAAAGGCTTTTATATGCCGGATGATAAATGTAGCCGAAACGCTCATAATATTTCCTACCCATGCAAACAAGCGTATTAAGCCTATTTCCAGCATAGCCGTCATTATACCAAAGTACGCCGTCAAGGTCTGGATAGTATTTCTGCATATCCTCCCGGATGATATTATCCCAGCCATTTACCTGCGGTATCATATCATCGGAAATAAGTAATAAAATATCCCATTCAATATTTTTAGGCATATTATTTATTGCTTCTATTTTTGACTTATTATCTGAAATCATTAATTTATAGTTCTTTGCTGTTTCCAAGATAGATATTGTATTCATTGTTTCATCGTCAATATCAACAACAAAATTAAATATTATTTTTTCACTATTTCTTGCCTTATATACATAATCTATAAATGTATTTAAAAATCGTTTACGCCTGCCGCGTGTCGGATATTGACAAAGTATTTTCATCGTTGAGTACCATTTAGTATATAAGCTGATTTTCTAATTCCTATATGACAAAATATATCGTCAAGCATAGCAAGATAAAAGCCAGCCGCAGCATATTTTTTTGCATATTCAAGCTCAAATAATTTTACTTTCTCATCAAACTTCCCGCATGCTTTTCTTATTTTTTTTATAGCCTGAATTGTAGGATTAAGCGTATAACCAGGGTAAGTATGTATATCTCTGCTATTATATTTTAAGCCATTATAATTATGCACCTTTATGCCATTAATCATTTTTGTATTACCCCAAAGTCGATATAAAACAGAAAGTATATTTTCATTCTGTTTTATTATATCAATACCGGACTGCAAATAAAATGGCTTTTGTGCTTCCCAATCATCTTCCAACATCATTATATAATCCGTATCAACTGCATCAAAAAGTTTATTGAGTGCTGCCGGATGCCCTGGAGTTATCTTGCGCAATACATAGGCTTTTATAAAATAACTCGATAAATGATTAATCATCTCCGTAAATTGCGTAGGATCCGAATTATCATCTATCATAATTACTTTTTCTATTAAACGACTATCTTGACACTTTGCAAAAAAAGCGTCTACCGTGCGTTTAAAAAGCTCCGGCCTTCGACAGGTAGTCATGGTTAGGGTTATCATTTTACAATACCATTCTCTCCCAAAAATAATAAAAAGTCCTTTGTAGAAAAACATACCGCCGTTTTTACTCCGCGCTTTCCGAGGTTTTCGATAGTTTTTTTTTGTATATCGCTAAGCCTGCCGCCGTCTGCTTTAAGTTCAACTGCGTATGCTTTGCCATTAAAAAAGAAAAGCAAGTCCGGGAATCCTTTAAAGGTAGTAGAATAAACTGCCGCTTTTGCTGGTAAATGGTAATACTCAATACTGAGTTTTTTTAAAATATCTTGACAGGCGGCTTGAATTGTATTTTCTTTCATTTATTATCTTTTACCTTTTATATAATACTCAAATTCACAATTATCAGTTATTACTATTTTTTTTTCATATTCACAAATTAATTCAGGCTCCATACGAATACCGCCCTCAATAAAAATATAAATGTGTTTATTTTCTGGATATTTTTTTAATAAAGATATAAGTTTTTTTATTGTCATTTCATACCAAATATATTTTTAAGGTTTTCAACTGTTTCATCTGCTTCGGGCTGTTCAGCTATGTGATCAATTCTTATTTTTTCACGTAGTATTTTTTCTGCGTGTACCGCGCTGTTAGCTTCAAGCTCGGTTAACATCTTTCTACTGTATAATGTAAAATGTATTTTGTATTTCATACGCGCGTATTCCATCTTTTTATTAATAATTCAATATTATCTTTTGCTCCTAAAAGTTCGGCACAGGGTATTCCACAATTAAGACACATAACAGCCCAGTTTTGTTTATCGCTATTGAGACTTGATAATTTAACTTTTTTACCGCAAAAAGGACATGGCAATAATTTGTATTTCAAGCGCACCATCTCGAAAAAGTCATTTCTTCTACTTTTAAAACCTCTTTTGCCATACCTCCAATAGTATTATCACACGTTGTTATATAAGAAATAAAATCACAGTATAGCTTATCCTGTAGAATATGAGCTTGTTCATCATCGTCTTGTATTTTTTCTATTTCATGTACTCTTTTTTGTATTTCATCGATTGTCATATTGCCTCCCAATAAAGCATAGTATTTTTCTTTTTATACACTATATCAAGTTTAATATCTGCTTCATCAGCAACATTGACAAATTTTTCTCTTGCCGATAACATCGGACCCGCGTATCTCGGTCTTTTATCTTTACTTTCAAACTGTGCTGTCCATACAGGCTTAACCGGCATATACATATAACAAGCTATTTTTGATGATTCAATATCTCCACACTCACAACGCGGCCGCGGAGGATGTTTTTTATCTTTAGCGGAAAGAAATGCCGCACGGCGTTCACAGCGAAAACAAAGCATTATATATCATCCTTTAAAACAGGATATTTTTCTTTAGGATAATCAAATTTATAATTTTTGTCATATTTAGGAAATATTTTATTTTTATTATTTTTATTTTTTATTTTTTCTTTTAATCGCGCTATAGTTTTTTTTATTTTCATATCATAATCCTTTCAACGCTTGAAATAACGCTGCCTTTAAGTTTTACTGAAATATATCCTAATTCTACCGGGTCATAGCCTGCCCTTTCTGCGTATCCGGAAACGCCAATTTCAAAAGTCTTTAGAAAACTGCCAGTACATAAATAATACCGCCTGTCCGGTTCGATGTACTCCTCCGCTCCATTACCAGCTTTCAAATATTTCTGTTTTATTTCTTTTCCGTTATCAGATAAAATAAGACGTTCTGCAGGCGGTACAACTAGCGTGTGATGATAATGCCCGCAAGCCATGACAAGGCAGTCTCCGGCTTTATGTACAAGCTTTCTTTTTAAGTTAGCCTTGATATTTGCCTGCTGCTGTAAAAAATCTTTAGCGTTACTTTGTAGTAATCCACGATACCCATGTGTTAAAAACATTTTAAGCATTAAACTTTTTTTATTATATAAATGCAGTTTTGCTGTGCTTGCTCCGAATGGTATATTTAATCGCCTGCAAATTTCTTCTGCTAAATTGCCGAAGCGCTCAAGCTTCCATTCGTGATTGCCTTCGAGCCCGACAAGTATTTTATCTGCAATAGGCTGATAAATTTTTACAGTTTCAGCAACCTGCCGTAAAGGTATAGGGTCTTTATGTGTTTCATATTGAAATCTTTTATCATCACTAATTATTGATTCAATCCAATCTCCCATGTGTATAACGTATGCACCGGTATTTTTTACATATTTAATAAGCTTGTCAAGACCATTATAATAGACCATAATATTGCCTATGTGCGTATCTCCGTGCAATAATATTTCTGCGTTTTCTGGTATTTGTTTTTGTATTATGTTCATTGTCTTAATTTCCTTGCCGGTATGCATTCATTGCGATTACAATATTTAAAACCTGCTTCGACTTTTTTACCGCATAAAATACAGTTTCCAGCTTCCTGCCTTTTTTGCCTTAATTTTCTATGATATATTCTAAGTTTTTCTAAACAACTTTCGCAGCGCAAATATTTTGCAGCCTTCCCGCAAGTTACGCATCTGTGTTGTTCTCTCATGCGCTGTTCCCAGGAACGTTTTTTGTTTAGTTGTTTTAGCATTTTGCAAGTCTGTTAATATTATTATACACTATTTCAAGGCACATTTCAAGGTGTTCTCGAAAATATTTTTTTATTTCTTCGTGTGTCAACATTTTAAAAGTGTGTATTTCCGTATGATGTTCAGCGCACACCGGAAAAGCAGATATATATAAAACTTCCGGTATATGTTTTTGTCTTTTAGGATAGTGATGTATCTGCTGGTATCTTACCCCACACCGGATACACGGCAGGTTATACTGATCTGCTATTTCATGGCAAAGACTAATCATTTCTTTTCTTCAAGCAATTTACATTTCTGTTTATACAGTTTTATAATAGCTTCATGTAATTGGTTTTTTTCCTGCTCAAGCGTGTTCATAAGTGCAGCCTGTTTTTTTAAGAAAATATTGTGCGCGTTTATTTCTGCAAAACATTCTTTTATTTCACTGTCTATTTTGTCAATTTCTGCTGTCATTGTTTTCCCTTTTTAATGGCGTATAATCGCTGTTGTGTGAAGTGGGAGTCGTCTGAGTATGCAAACTCAGTGGCATGGAATTGCCTTGTATGTAAGGCTTACCGACATTACACTTCCCTGACATTTCATTCAGTTCTCCGACTCCCATTTCGCACAATGTTTGCGAGTACCCGAAGTGACCACAGGTCATTTGGGCGTAGATGCGTAAGCATCAAAGCCGGGTAATCGCTGTTGTACGACGTTTTCGATTGATTCTACAATATCATAAGCAGACATTTGATTTAATCCTATTTTTCCATGCCAACATTCAAATATTTGTCTTATTGTTTCTTCATACTCAACTTGAATAATATCTTCTCTTCTAAAAATACTTTTTTGGCTTCGTTCTCTTGGTGTTTCGCTACAAGGACAATCTCTTAATGAGAGCCCGCATTTATCACATTTATATAACATATTTTTACTCTCTTATTTTTTTACAATTTGTCCATCACTCAAAGTAGTATAAAATTCACATAAATGTTGGCATATATCGCATTCTTTATTTTCCATGTCTGCTCCTTTCAATCGAAAATGTCGTACAACGTTCGCGATTATACACCGTTTTAATGGCGTTATAATCGCTGTGTATGACGTTACCGCCTGCATCTTGAATTCTTTTAACTGCAATGTCATAATATTTTTTTTCCTTCTCTATACCGATAAAATGCCGATTATTTTTTACACAAGCAATTCCCGTTGTTCCACTCCCCATGAATGGATCAATAATAATATATTCTTCTGGTAATATTTGTATAATATTATTCATGACCTGCAATGGCATTTGACAAGGATGATCTGTTTTATCCTTACTTACATTTTTCACCTGATTGATTTCCCACCAGTCGTATAATCGTGCTGATTTTCCTTCCGCAATACGTTTCATTATTCTTTTATCTTTAGGATTTTTGTATTCTTGTTTACCTTTTCTCATATCTGGTTTAATTCCGAAAAATGCAATGTCTCGATGTTGTTTTGCTGTATTTGAATTATACACCCAAGATATTACTTTATCGGGAAAATGTCCGATATTAAAAGCGTGTTTGTATATTTCTTCCGGATAATGAATAATAACATGGCGGTAATTATCGAAAACAGATTTTAATAAATCGTAATATTCATCATCTGGTAAGTTATCGTTATATCCAGTATAGTGATACCCGATATTAAACGGTGGATCACTAACTACCAAGCATTTTTCGTTATCAAATGTTTTCATCGCTTCTAAACAATCAGCATTATAAAGTTTTATCATTGCAGTTTCCTTTCAGGCGGTAATGTCATACAACGTTCGTCGCTATGCGCCGTTTCAATGGCGTGTAGTCGCTGTTGTGTGATGTAGGAGTTTTTATAAGAGGGCAATCATTTGGAGTTATCCCTTTAAACATAGATAACTCTATGCAGTTTTTTGTTAAGTCACAAATTCGTTCTTTATAACGTAAATAGTTACGATTAGTTTTATGCTTGCATTTTTGGCATTTACTTTTACTAGCCATTTTAAACTCCTATTTCGTACAACGTTTGCGATTATACGATGTCCGCTCCGGATTTAGTATAATCGCTGTGTATGACGTTACCGCCTGCATCTTGAATTCTTTTAACTGCAATGTCATAATATTTTTTTTCCTTCTCTATACCGATAAAATTACGATTTAATTTAACACACGCAACGCCGGTAGTACCACTTCCCATAAATGGGTCTAATATTGTATCACAATCAAACATCTTTATAATATACTCCATGACATCTAATGTTCTTTGTGTTGGGTGAGCAACTCTTTCTTTTTTCATACCAGCCGTGTTTGCAATAAACCAATTACGCCCATTCGATAAATATTTTTTATACTTCATAAAAACTATGTCAAAACAATTTGGCATTTTATGTTTTGTCATTTGACTGAAGTTTTTTATGCTTACAAATGGTTCATAATCATCAAATAAATGACTTACAAATGGGATGGCTTTTGATGATTGAAAAATAATAATTGTTTCACATATCAATTCAAAATTACTTTTATATTTATCTAACCACTTTGCGTATTCTTGCCAAGTTTTTTCATCATTTTCAAAATATCCCATATTCCACGGAGGGTCAGTTATGACAGCGTCAATTTTATCGGGATTAAGTAAAAATGGTTTATTATCTCCGTGTATTAGTTTTATCATTTCTGTTTCCTTTCAAGCGGTAATGTCATACAACGTTTGCGATTATGCGAAGTGCGTAGCATTTAGGCGTTGTATTTCTTTGACTCCTTTACATATTTTTTCGTCTGTTCTTTCGCCGTCATAATATAGTTCATCGAGTATCTTATACAACGCCACCGCATAATCGCTGTTGTGCGCTGTTTGTACTATTTCTTTTTTAAATTGTTCATACCCTGCACGAAATGACTTATTTTGGATGTTGATAATTTCAACTTCTTCAGGTGATTTTTCTCCAGTTGGAAAAGGTAACATGTTATTAAGCATTTACTACTCCTTATTATTACAAATTGCGCACAACTATTAATTATACGAACTTTTATTATCCATTTCATTATTTATTTCACCGGTAATGTCGCCGATTTCACATTTTAAAATATACGTTGCTACAAATTGTAGGCAATTTTGTACATACTGGTTAAAATTATCCTGCGGCATTTCGTTAAACGCCGTGCTGGTTACGTTAAACTTTGTCTTTAATGTTTCGTGCCATGCCTGGGGAGGTATACTGTCAACATCCGAAGCCTGCGTTATTGTGTCCGGAGTATTATCAGAAAGAAAACGTAGAAAAGCCCAATAAAATTTATTTTGTTCAGATGAACGGCAGGTGTCGTTTTCTAAATAATCGGCTATTTTATTAGCGTGTTGCCGTGCCTGTTCTGGTGTCTGTGAGAACTGCGCTGCTATATACCGCGTCAATCCTGCTTTTTTCTCTTTAGTAAGTTTCATTAAAACTGATCAGCAGCCAGTGGATCACTGTCTTCAGCTTCAAATTCTTTTTTAAGGTTTTCAATTGTTTTTGAAGGCTCATCGTCAACTTCAACTTTACACTTGTGAACAGGCTTTTTGCCGAATTTTGTTTCGGCTACTTCGGTGCCGATATAAGTAATTCTGCACATTGTACCCGGCTGAACATTTTTCATTAAATAATTTAAGTGAGAAAACCCATAAATGTTTTTTTCACCTTTCCCAGTTTCAAATTCATAGGAAATCTGTTCTCCCATTTTTGTTTGAAACTTGTGATTGCCGAGATACTTGCCGGTTAGCGGTTTGCCCGGAAACTTTTTTAGATCGATACTTTCGCCGCCGCCTTTAATTTCTTTAAATGCCATGTGTTGCTCCTTTTGCTTGAATGGTATCTTATATTACTTATGCCTTATGGCAATAAGCCGAAAATAGGTCGGGCGGCAGGTATTGAATATAGACTTGGAGGTTCTTTATTACGCCGTGCCGCCCGATATGTTTTGTATTGTTCCAAGTCATGCTGATATTATAATCGATTTTTTGCATAAAGTCAAGCTTTTATTACTGCAATAGGAAATAATTTTTCTTTTATATCTACTAAATCATTTTGATTAATCATTACCTCATCAATATTTTTATATGCACTTGTTGCTTCTTCAAGGTCTTGAGCTTTAGAAATATTATGAATAATTCCTTGTTTATTTAAAATTGATATTTCTTCTTCAAGATTTAATTTTTTAATAGCTTCTTTCCTACCCATTTTCCTGCCTGCCCCATGAGAACATGACATAAAAGATTCTATATTCCCTTTTCCGGTTATGATATAACTACAAGAACCCTGTGAACCGGGTATTATTCCTATAGTTCCTAATCTTGCCAGCGTTGCGCCTTTTCTGTGTACAATAACATTTTTATTAAAATGATGTTCATGCGCAGCATAATTATGATGTATATTAATAATGTCATTAAATTTTATTGTATCAAAAGTCTCAATAAAAATATTTTTTATTTTTTCAATCATATTCAATCTGCTTTGTTTTGCAAAAGACAAAGCAAAATTCATACAGGAAAAATATTCTTTTGCTTCTATCGTGTCCATTGGTAAAAAAGATAATTCTTTATCCGGAATATCAGAATGCCATTTTGAACATAAAGACAATGCCTTGTCATGATATTCTTTAGCAATTTTTAATCCAAAATTACGAGAACCAGAATGAAGCATTATCCATAATTTACTCGCTACGCTTTTTTGTATTTCAATAAAATGATTACCGCCCCCCAGAGTACCAATTTGTTTTTTTGCACTATCGATTTCTTGCTGAATTATTTTTATATCAGGTACATTGTTAAATCCTTCCCACTCCTGATTTTCATTGTGATGAGAAAATCCCACTGGTATTTCTTTTTTTATTCTTTCTAATATTTTTATTAATAATTCTTTATTAATATCTTCAATCTCTAAAGATGTTTCTACCGCGCACATTCCACAACCAATATCAACACCAACTGCATTTGGTATAACAACATTTTCACACGCTATTACTCCGCCTATAGGCATTCCATAGCCTTGATGTGAGTCCGGCATAATAGCAACGTGTTTATAAATAAATGGCAAATTAGCAAGATTTTTTGCTTGCAATAAAGCACCATCTTCAATTTTTTCTAACCATAATTTAATAGGTTTTTTTTCTGTTAATATAATTTGCATTTTAACTCCTTTAAAGGTCGCGCCGGACTGCATAGACCTGCCAGCCATTGCTGTACGCGGCGCGTTATATTTTTTGCTTGTTTGACAGTAAATATATTATAATACATTTTTCGTTCAAAGTCAATCTAAAAATATTTGTTTATCTTTTTTTTCTTCAAGTTTTTTTTCAAGCCAGTCTATATACATTTGCGTAATAGCCCCGCCGTCCATTTTTATTTTTATGCCATTTACGTCAATATAAGTTTTGACTTCTTTTTCAAATTGTTTTTTATACCGCATAAAATACCTTTTCAAATTCTTTTTCGCTTTTTTTTAAACTTTCAATTTCATAGTTTTTATATTCTTCGCTGCTGATAATAGTCTGATATAATTCAGGTTTAAAAGTTTTATTGCCGGATTCCAGCAATTTAAATACATCATTTTTAGTGTATGCTTTTTTCATTTATCTTCACCTATTTTTATTTCGTAGTTTATTTTTTACTGCATCCAAGTATTCTTTTTCGTTTTTGTGTATCTGCTTAAAAAGTTCGTGGCTTCCTATTGCGTAGGCGCTGCCAGCCCGGAAAGCTTCACTTACAAGTTTAAGTATTTCTTTTTCTGTCATGTTACGTTTTTCGTACCAGTCCGAATAATAAATAAATCGCACTTCTTGCCGTCAAAGTTTACTGGTTCACCGTAAGGCTGCCATTTACAAGGCGTTGCCATGTACCGACAGCATTTTTTTTTACTTTTGCATACGTGCCTTAAACACATTTGATAATCAGGCATTTATCCTCCCGGTTAATTCCATTTCTTCCGCATAAGCTTCAGCCGCGCGGTTTACGGTTTCCGTAGCTTCTTCAATCGTGCAATCATTTTCAAAAAGTTTTTTATCATATTCGTCAATTAAAAAACTTAAATAATAAGCAATATTTATACCGCTATATTTTTTTAATATTTCTTTTATTTTATGTTCAGGACAATATTTTTTTGCTATGTCTAAATATCCTGCGTTTAATTCAGTTATCGTCATGTAGTCTTCCGGACGCCCAGTCAAAGTTTACTTCTGTTTGTGAGTAAGGGAAATATGTAGTTTTAACCCATTTCAACGTTCGTGCGCTATCTTTATAATCCTGATAATCTATAACCAAACAAGCGCGTGCATCCTCGTCAATATTGCCTGTTTCTTTAGCATCGTTCAACTGCAATTTTACCGCGCCAGTTTTTTCTTCTGAAAGTCTTGACACCTGAGATAATACAAATATTGCTATACCATATTTTTTTGATATAGTTACAAGCGCACTCATAAACTGATCAATATCTTCTTTGCGGCTTTGCTTTACGTTCCTGCCTATGCGCTGTATATAGTCAATAAATATTGCTTCATACTTTCCGTCAATAAACAGATTTTCAATTATCTGAATTATTTTATCGCCAGAAAGTCCCGGCTTGTCAATTACTTTTATCATGCGCGGTTTCCCAGGCATAACATATTTTCCCAGTACTTCTTTTTGTGTATCGTTCAGATCGTAATTTACGAGATTATTAATTGGTATTCCGCTACAGGCTCCAAGATATTTTGCCCGGACGGTTTGAACTACATCATCACTCAATGCAAAAAATACGCTTTTCTTTTGTAGGCTCGTTAAATGTTTTATAATGTTCATTGCAAGGGCTGTCTTCCCGCCGCGCGGCCTGGTCATTATCACATATACAAATGGATAAATACTTCCTGCAAATATTCGACTATATATTCCAGTAGGTTTTATTATGCTGTCAGAAAAGTCATCTTTAATCCCAGCCCTCACTTTTTCGCGGAAGTCATCAATACTATCTTCGAGGTCAGTTACAAATTGCTGTTTAGTATTTTGGGCCATTAACATAACAATTTCTTTTGTCATGTTTGCTATGCTTTCAGTAGTTGCATCCTTGCTTATAGCATGCATTTTTAGTTTACGCATTAAGCCGTCAATGTATTCGCGTTCAAGGTCTTGTATCACCTCTTCAAACGTGTAAATATATTCTTCGGTTTCAATCTGCCTTAATAAGTTTAAAAGTTTAGCAAGGTTTTTTTGTTCGTGCTGATGTAAATATGTGCGCAGATTTTCTATCGTCAAATCGCCTGACATTTTACAGCCTACTGTATGCTTGTAAAGATCGCGGATTAACCAGTCCGTTATCCAACACTGGTTTACGCTTTCAGTTATTTTCCAGTAATTATCGACAATTAATATTTTAAGATATTTTTTTTGTGTTGTCATATTTTCACCGCGTTATTTTTTTTTAAATATTCTGCTTCCCATACTTCCTGCGGACGTGTTTCTTTTTCAAGTATAGTTGCTGTTTGATATAAATTATATAATTCACCGCTTGTTTTTGTATTTTGTTTTGAAACATTTTTTTGCAAATAAATATTAAATGAAGCTGAAAACCCTTGAATACTTGAACCGTATTCAGTTCGGCTTTCCTTATCATTAAAATATGCCTTAATAATATCCTGTAATTTTTCAAGGCTATTTGTTTTTAAAAGCCGCTGAAATATACCGCCGCCAATTTTAAAACTGTATTGTGCGCCCGGCAGGTTCGCTTCTAATAGCCCAGCAAACATATCATTTAAAATTTTAACCGGCGCGGCAGGTTCGTTACTTTCTTTAATGACTTTCTTTGTTTTAATAAGTTTATCTTGCTTATTAGTTAAGGTTTCTTTAGGGAGTAGCTGTTCAGCGATTTCTTCAGAAAACGCAGTTTCACCCGCTTCGGGTATAGTGTTTATATTAGTGTTTACATCAGTGTTTATAATAGGTATAGGTTTGTTATTTTCATCACATCCATTTGTTATTTTAACCAATCCGTTTGTTATTTTATCACATCCATTTGTTATTTTAACAAAGGCTTTATGTTCATGCAAGATATTACCTTTTTTATCGGTTACCTTGTCAATTTCTAAAAATCTGTTAAAAAATATCTCCGGATTGATTGTGTACCACTTTGTTTTGTCATATCCTGCTTTGTTGTATACGCCAGTCAATAGCACGTTTTTTTTAACCAGTCTTTGCAGTGCATACCGTATTTTGCTTGCTGTCAAATAAGGGAAAAGCTGTTTCCATGCTGAAACACTATTAAAAATCCAATATTTATCTGCTATTTTATTTTTCTCATTTGCAATATTATAGTGCATCCAAAAAGCTATGTTTTCCAGTAATATAGCCTCTATCAATCCATAATCTTTCGCGATCTGAATATTAAAGTTGTGATTCATTTTTAAAACTCCTTTGTTTTAGAGTATGCCGGATTAACACGCCGTGCAGTAAGACAAACCGACAGACTGCAAGGCCTCCGGCATACTCTAAAAAACAGGATTGATTTTGTCATAGTTTGTCTCCGCCGCCGTGTTAAAGCGGTAAGGTATTATAATCTATTTTTTAAAGTTTTGCAAGCGTTACAAATTCTTTAAAATTTATTTTATTATATAAAAAATTATATGCACAATCCAACCTAATACCCAAATAATAAAGCAAATTAATGTTGTTATTTTTATCATTGTGGTAATATCTAATTCATAAAATCTTTTTATATTTACTACTATAGCAATAAGCATTATACCCATCGGGCAAATACATAAAACAGAAAAAATATTTAATATATTATCCATCTTTCACTCCTATTTTTTAAGGTTTTGCAAGTTCAATATGTCGGCAGTATGTCTTTACTTACCGACTTTTTGTATCATGTGTTTAATGCCGTACCTTTAAACAAGTGTGCGCCTGTACAAAACTTAATACTGTCAAGGTTTTTATCTATCAAAAGTTTTGCGCCGTCTTTAGCTTGCTTTTTCCTTTGTGCATTAAAAATACCTTTGCCGGTTATCTTTTCAGACACAATATAATTACCATCTTTATGCATGAAGCATTCTATGCCTTTGTAGGTAAATTCTTCAACAGGCGTTACTTCCTGCGTTCCAGTTTTAATTGCTATTTTCATTTTGAAATCCTTTTAGTATTTAGAATGAATATTAATCAGTTCTTCGAGCTCATCATCATCGTAATTGTCTTTTTCATATTCCGGTTCATATTCCGAACATTCTTTTTTGTCAAGATCGCATTGTCCGCAGCCTATACAACCGACATTCATTTTTTGGTCATAAGCCGGGCAGCTCATATATCGCCCCTTTGTCTTTGCTCAAAAAGATCGATCATAGCCAGTATAAGTTTTTCTCGGCGTAATCCAGTTTTTTCTTCAAGCTGGCGAAACTTTTTTGCAGTTTCTTTTTTTACATTTATGGCAGAATAGTCATACTTTTTTTCTTTAGTCATTTTTTACTCCTGTAAATTTCCCGCATTCGTCTACTCTGTGAAATCGATTAACAATTTTTTTAAATGAATCGCTATTAAATAAATCAATAATATCTTGATCTAAATCAAGTTTATTATTTTGACATGGCATAGCTGCATGATAAAGCATTTGTATAATATGGACTTTGTCAAATTTTGCTGATAACCACTTGCAAGAAAAAATATTGGTAAAATCAATATTTGCCCTTGACATATTTGCCCATGACATATTTACCCTTGACATATTTGCCCATAACATATTTGCCCCTGACATATTTGCCCTTGACATATTTGCCCATGACATATTTGCCCTTGACATATTTGCCCTTGACATATTTGCCCCTGACATATCTGCCCATGACATATTTGCCCATGACATATCTATTTTATAATAATTCATTCTTCGCCAACGATTCCATATTTTTATTTTATTTTTTTTATTGCTTTTTAAAAATTCAA